ATAAAACCATAGTGAACCACATTTCCCTCAGTCGTTTTCAGGTAGCCTTGCCGTTCCCATACATCATATGGAACGTGGTCACGCCTTACTCTGAGGGGTAGTGTTTCTTCCGGCAACCAGAAGTAAGGTAAGATGTAATAATGCTCTTCATCTTCAGTGGGTGGAAAAACAAGCACAAAAGCTGTAATATCCGTTGTGCTGGAAAGGTCAAGACCACCGTAACAAATACGACCTGCAAGCATCTCTTCATCAAAAGCGACCTTGCATTTGTCCCATTTTTCCATCGGCATCCAACGCACCGCCTGTTTTACCCATTGATTCAAACGCAGTTGCCGAAAGGCGTTCTCTTCGCCGGGAGTTTCCTTTGCAGAATTACACGCAGCCACCACCTTATCCATACCGATTGTTTTGTCAAGGCTTGGATTTGCTTTTTTCCAAACCTTCGGGTCAGTCCAATCTTCTGATTCATCTGCACCATAGATAACCGGATAGAAAGTCGGATCATGCTTTCTGCCTTCCAGAATATCCTTTGCCTTGGAATGTACCTCATAGCAGATGCTGTTGGTGTCCGTTCCTGCCGTGGTGATGAGAAAATACAATGGCTGCATACGGGCATCGCCGGAACCCTTTGTCATGACATCAAACAATTTTCGGTTTGGCTGGGTATGCAATTCATCAAAGACAACTCCGTGAATGTTAAAGCCATGTTTGGAGTAGGCTTCTGCTGAAAGCACCTGATAAAAGCTGTTCGTCGGCGTATAGATGATACGCTTCTGAGCAGTCAGAATTTTCGTCCTTTTGCCTAATGCAGGACACATTCGCACCATGTCTGCGGCGACATCAAAAACAATCGAGGCTTGCTGTCGGTCAGCGGCACAGCCGTATACCTCCGCTCGTTGTTCACCATCGCCACAGGTCAGGAGGAGAGCGACGGCAGCAGCAAGCTCTGATTTGCCGTTTTTCTTTGGGATCTCAATGTATGCCGTATTAAATTGCCTATAACCGGAAGGTTTAATTATGCCGAAAAGGTCACGAATAATCTGTTCCTGCCATTCCAATAGGTCAAAGGCTTTTCCAGACCATTTTCCTTTGGTATGGCACAGGCATTGAATGAAATTCACCGCATAATCCGCAGCCTTTTTGCTGTACTTGGAATCATCCGCCATAAATCGGGTCGGTTTGTATTTCGCCATTGTTTCACCTCCTGTCATAAGAAAAGCCCACCATCGGTGAGCTTCTGTATATATGAGCAACAGCCCCGCAGGGCTGCTGGTTTTTAATTGTAGTCCCTTATCAGAATCGCCAATGCCATCTCCGTGTCGCTGTCGATTGCCTTGGTGTCCTCGCCACGGTCGTAGTTGTAAACCACCATGCCGTTTCGCTTAAGAGTGAGCTTACTGATTCTGCCGTTTTCGATTCTGTAATGGCTCGGCTCATCGTAGTGCTTCACCCAGTAATGGAATACGCTGTTCCTGACTTTAATTGTTCCTTCTGACCACATTTTTTCATTCTCCTTTGTTGTTTTTCCGTCCAGCTATGTGCCTTTCGGTAGTATGTATGTTACCGCATTATCGGAGGATAGTCAACGGTATTTGGAATAATAAATGTGACAAATATCAGTGCAGAAAATTGTGTATTATGCGACGCTCACACTTGCCCCAGAATCGCCCACAAGCCACCGTTTTCGGCATTGCGTTGTTTGTTGCAGCTCGGCTGAAATGCCCCACAAAGGCAACGTGGGCGAAGGTAGGAGCCTTTCGGCTCCGCCCTCGGGTGCTTGGGGAATTTATCTCCCCGTTCTACACTCCCATTCGAACTCGGCGTAGGCCTCGTAGTCCCTGTCAAAAGCCTCGTCGTCGTCAATGTAGTCATAATCGTAGCTGATTCCAACCACCTCCTCGAAGGTTGTGCCGTTTGCCGCGGCATCCTCTCTTGCAAGCTCTTCGGCGTGCTTTTCAATCCAAGCCTCGAAGTCCTCGTTCATGTCCTCGTTCTCGATTTCAAGCTCGTATTCGTACTCGCTGTCTGCCCAGATGATTGTTGCCTTGGAAGTGTATTCTTCCTCGTTCCAATTGCTCTTTCTTGCCATCGCTCTTGCCTTTGCTACTCCGTAACTTACCATTTTTGTATCCTCCGTAATTTTTGTTTTTCCGTGGGGTTTTCTCCCTTTCGGTGATTACATATTACCGCATAGAGTGACTTATTGCAAGCGGCTAAAACTACAGAATATAGGGCAAAAATACACCTCTGGTATTGTGTATATTATGACAGACATAAGCCCCTTTGTCGGGGCTTGCAGTGGCGGGGGATAAGTTTACGGAGTGCCCCACAGAACGTCGTGTGGGGCAACGTCAAGGCTTACGGAGCGTCACGGAGGATAATCGGCAGCAGACCATTGGGCGTTGGGATAAAAAGCTGAGGCACCTAACCGGTGCCCGTCCCCTCTGTCACTTCGTGACATCTCCCCACACTGTAGGGAGTCACCCAGAAGTACTTTTTATATTTTTCCATGAGGTCATCGGGAAGGTCACAGAAATTTTCGCCCTCAATGCCGCAAAGGAAGAAGGTGCCCTTGATGATATCCCCACCGAGAATTCTGTTCCACTGCGTGTCGGATTCCAATTTTGCCTCCTCATCAGAAATCAGAGCCACCATATCCTCGAAGGGATAAATGGCTTCGATATAGCCACCCACCGTTTTCTGCAGGCTTTCAAGGCTGCTGTCGATTTCGGCTTCGTAGGGATGCTTGCCCGGTTCAACAATCAAAACTTTCATATTCGTTCTCCTCAGTATTTGTGGCAG